TAGTATTACTTACTAAGCGACATACCAGTACCACTCTTACTATAAAAGGAAATTTTCTGAGAAATTTCTTACCCTCACAACGGACAATACATGTCAATCACACGTCGGCACTCAGCCCCTAGTGTTGCTTATTCTACTGCTGCTAATATCGCTAATTATGCTATTCGTCACCCTCAACAAGTGATCCAAGGCGTTAGACGTTTATCTAGACGCTTTTCTGAAGCGTTTTCTACTCCTCAAGGTCGTAGACTTCGCAGTAATCCTATTCCTGCTTCAGGTTCAGCACCTGGTCAATCGAAACGCTATGCAGTTTCTCAAGGTCGATCATTTGTTGGTGCCTCTAAATACGGCGGTTCAGTCATTGTAAAAGGAGGTTTCAAGAAAAAGAAGACTTTTAAAAGAAAGTCTATGAAACGTATGATGAAACGCAAGTCTAAAAAGGGTACTTTAACCGATTGTCTTACAAAAGGTTATCATGTAACCGATCAGATTTATGGGCTAGCCCAAGATCCTTCAGCTGTTTATATTACTCATAGTTCATGGCATCTTGCTCAAATGACTAGAGTAATTATTGGAGCAGTCTTGCGAAAAGCTTTAAGAAAAGCGGGTATCAGTGTTCCAAACAAGGATACTTTGTTACCATTATATAATGATGGTAATTCTGGCCGCATGGAATTTCAATACACTTATCAAAACCCTACTTCCGGTGCTTTAGCAGCTATTGTTACTGTTCCTACAGCTACAGGATCTAGTTTTGATACTATGCTAGGCACTTTGATGTCTAGTGGAATGGGCACTCAAATTCAGGACTTTTTAAGTACTGTTTCAACAAATCAACCTCATTCTTTTGGGGTTTATACTTTAGATTCAGGAAATCAAACTTCTATGATGTCTAGAATTTATCTTCAAAACGAATATTTTTATATTCCAGTTTTCTCTTCTCTCAAGTTCCAGAACCGTACTCTACCTGCCACAGGTGATGCTACTGTTCCAAACATTGAACGTTCTGATGTTCAACCTATCAAAGTTAAAGTCTTTCACTTTTCCGCAGGTACTCCTCGGTTATCGTTTGTATCAACTACAAGCGCTACTCCTGCAGTTACTACTAACGTTCCAATGGGAGTTGTTAACTCCAATGGTTTGTTTTTGCAAACCGCCTTAACAATCGGTAACGTTGATTATCAAGAACCGCCTACAAAGAAGTTATGGACTAATTGCATTAGTACTTCTAATACTGTTGTTGATCCAGGTATTATTAAGTATTCCTCTCTTAAGTATACTTATAAAGGAACACTTTCTAACCTTCAAGCCAAACTTCGTCCTATGAAGTATGATACAGGTACAACAGTTGTCACTGGTGTAGCAGGTAAATCTCAAATCATTTGCATTGATGAGTATTTACGAACTACTACTTCAAACAAAATTGCGGTATCTTATGAAAAAGATCTCCGTATTGGTTGTTATTGCGTTACCAAAAAGGAACCGGCATTTACTTCTTTCTTAAATGTCCCGGCAGCCTTAAATATTGGTTAATAAAAGAATTTTATTCAGATACTTCAATTAACTCTTCACTTTCAATTGGTTCCCAATTTTCTGCCATTTCGACTATCTCCATACGTCTCTCAAGGGCAGAATAAGTTGCTCCGTCCAGTTCTGGATACCACTGGCTAGGATGCAAGTTGCTGCAGATCCAAAACCTCTGCGCTCTGAGGGGAGTACTTCCTCCCTTACACTCCACACTGACAGGGTACCTGTCAAGCCATCTAAGTAGATGCGCTGGCTGGATAATTCCACGAAATTCATCGATGATAACGCTAATTTCACCCTGGTAGCCCTCCCACCATTTGGAGAGAGGATCTTTAACATAAGCTGCTGTTGTGGCCTCAGACCAAGCTCTTCGAGATTTGCCAGTACCAGTTGGTCCCCAGTAAACGACACAACTCCTGATGATAGCAGCTGGCCTTGAATAATCCTTAGCGATAGATCTATAATAAAATGGATTATACTTGAGTTGGCTATAATAACGAACAAATATATCCGCTGGGATGTCATCACTGGTGACACTTCCCGCCAATACTCTCTGCTTGATGACGTCCCAGTCAGTTGCAGCATTTCGTCTGAGTCGTCTAACTCCGAACTCAAACTGCGAGCCCTCGATTCTCGTCTCCTCCTTCCAAACATAATCGATGGCTGATTCACTTCTGGTGAGCTCCCAATGGCATGTGGGGAGCCACTTCTTAAGCTTTGCGATTCTGGTGGAGTCCTTGCATTGAACAACAAATTGCCAGTGACGAAACCCTGATTCTGATAGCTCAAGCTGTCCCTTTCCATAGCTGATAAATTGTGGATGATCTCTTCCGTCCCAGTCGAGATCTCTGCAAGTTCCAATAAACCAATGTCCCTGTGTTCTTCCAGATCTCTGGGCATTGCTCATATTTCGTACGAAATACCTTACTATTTATATTTATTTAAATGTTTGCCAAGTGCCTAACGCGTCATTGTGTTCCCAGTTTCAGTAAAACCCCCCGTCACACGAACACAAGAAAAACTATATAACAACGTACCAAATACCATCTAAAATGACAAATCCTACTGTTGATGATGCATGGTTTTGGCCTAACTATTCAAGAAAAAGAAAATGCACTAAAGAATACATTAAAAAAAGAATTCTAGAAACTAAAGCTGCAAGAGCTGCGATGGCTAGAAGAATTAACGAATACTTAGGAGTACTTTAGTGGGTTAGGGTTTTAGTGGGTTAGAAAATAAATAAAAAATTTTCACACTTTTAACAACCCTTTACTGTAGATTCCAGGGAGACGCGTGAGGGGCTCCCCAGCACGCATAACGCTGCAAGGCCGAAGAGGCCGATGCAGCTGAAACGGTACAGCTTAGTAAGACCCAAAAGGTCCATATGAAATTTGGTACCT